TCTGGATGCCGCCGCCGCCGCCGGATCCGTAATGCAGCGCGTCGAGACCGTTGAACCCCTGCGCTGCTCCCGGTATCGTCTGCGCACCGCCGCCGCCGAACGCGCTGCTGCCGCCCAGCGAGGTGGAGGCGGCATTGGTGTTGGTCGATCCCGACTTGTCCCCGGGCGCACCGGCCGCTGCAACGTCGCCCGTGCCGGCAACACCACCAACCCCCAACAGGGCCCCGAGCCCTGCTCCCGTATAGCCGGCACCCCCCTGGCCGCCCTTGCCGATACAGAACGTGCCGAAGCTGGTGTCACCACCGGCCCCACCATTGCCGCCGAGACCTCCAGCTGCGCCGGCCGCACCAATCACGATCGGCTGCGAGGCGCCGATGATCCCGGCCGACAAGAACTTGCGCGAGTATCCGCCCGAGCCGCCGCCCCCGCCCCAGGAAACGGTGCCAGCCATTACGCTGGTCCCACCACCTCCTCCACCTCCACCAACACACTCGATGACGGCATAGGACGTCCCCGGCGTTGGTGTGTACGTGCCGGACGCGTTGAAGGTCTGGATGTTGACAACCAGACCGGTACCGCTGCCGCCGCCGCCCGCCGAACTCAGGATGCCGCTGCGCCAGTTGGTGCCGTCCGAAACAACGTAAGCCGATTGATTGGTGGCGAGCGAAAGCGAGATCAGACCGTCAATGGTGCTCGCCACCGGCACGATGGCAGCAGTGCCCACGCCGTTGTTCTTGAACAGAACGTTGAACGGCGAACCCAAGGTCGCCGGCGCAGGCAGCGACACCGTGACCGGCGCAGCATTCAGCAGCGTGACCAGCTTGCCATAGTCATCAGCAACGACAGTGTACGTCGTACCGGTCTGGGCATTGACTACCGGCGCCTGCTGCCAGGAGTTGACCTGATCGATGGTCGTCGTGCGCAGGATTGCCGGCGTGATCTCCGCGCTAACGTTGTCAGGATAATTGAGATTGATCTCGGATATGAGCTGGGTTTTTGTTGACATCACCAGCCTATCCGTTTCGTGTTCCGCAGGTTCTGTATCCCGTACTTGAACATGCGCGGGTCCAGCTTCACCTGTTTCGGCGCCGTCTCCGGGTCATCCTTCATCGTGAGATACTTGCGCAGCAGATCCCCGGATCCGCCCGAGCCCGGCTGATCCGACAGAAACGCCGGCATGCGGTCGTCGTTGGTGATCTTCATCATCTCACCGGCGATGCGCGTGTAGAGGTAAGTGGAATTGGGGAACCACGGCACCTGCGAGGTGTCGGTGATGTCGGGCATCATCGGATTGTAGCGCACCGTTGCCGGATAGTTGCCCGAAGCTGGCGGCCACACGTACAGGCCCGCAGGATGCGTCGAGATGTCAACGTAGGCCAGATAGGGAAACGAGGCGAGGCCCGGCTGCTGAACGAAGGTATCGAACTCTTCCTGGGTGACGCCGATCAGGACGTACGGGACCTGAAACAGCTGATAGAACCCACCGCCGCGATGCAGGCGCACAAAATCAGCAGGCATGAGATTAGGACCAGACCCAGGAGCATACCCAAGCCCGCTAGCACCAGTATCGAAATTGAAATTAAAAGTTTTACGGATGCTGAGAAAATCATAGTCGAGCAGCAGCTCCTGCAGAACCGCATTCAATATCTGCAACGCCTGCGCAGTGAAAGCAGGACACTTGGCGATCTGACAGGAAAGATCGATGACTTGTGCTGCAGTAAGCGCCACGCTCAATCCTCATCGCTGAACTCGACCCAATTGTCGGGATCATCCGGCGCGTTGGCCTCCTCCTCGTAGGCATCCCATTCATACGGTGGCATCGGACGCGCCCACCTTGGCCTTGAACGCAGCCAAGGCTTCATTGATGGTCGCGATCCGCGTTCTGATGCCTTCTATTGTCTCGTTCGCCTGCTGCTGTTTCTGTTTTTCAGATGGAGTGAGCTGCACGTCGCCGCGACGACGGCCGTTCCAATCCTGCTTGATGCGCGCAGCATCAGTCTCGATCCTGACCTGCTGCTGCTCCGCGTTGATGTACTCCTGCTTGAGCTGCAAAGTCAGATCGTCAATCTTCTCCCACGCCATCTGCCGCTCGCCGGCATTGCGCATTTTATCTAACAAAGCATTCAGCTCCTCCGGTTTGCAGTCACGCTCGACAAACGACTGCAGCACCAGCTGGCGGCTCTGCCGCGTCTGGATCTGGTATGAGATGCCGATCGATGGCGTCTTCTCGACGTCGGGCGCGTCCATGCCTTACCCTCGCAAGAAAGGAGCGTTGCTCGTGGCCCCCGTAAGCCCCGACATGCGCGTGTTGCGCTTGGTGTAGAAATCCTTGCGCCGGCCTTCGACCACAGCCTGATTTTCCCAGGATCTGCACATGGTCTCGCGCAGCTGCATGGCCAAGCTTGCAGGCACCTCGTAGGTCCTACCATGCATGAAGGGGACCTGATTGATGACGATGCGGTTGCTGTCCTCCGGCAGCTCGATCTGCACCAGCTCGGAGGCCTCCCGCAGCCCGCGCGCCACGCGCGCGCTGCGCATCATCTCCTTCTTCAGCGTCTCGCGCGCCTTGGTCTTCTGCTCCTTGTCCAGCTCGCGCTGAACCTCGGCCTCAAGCGCCTGCAGCTCCTCGACGGTCAGCAGACCATCCCTGACCACAGATGCACTGCGATCTTCGTCTTTTTCCTTGCTCATGGTGCGTGCACCCACGAAGCCGATGCCGCCGCGCGGGCTGAAAGCAGGATGGGCCAGCCCGTCGCGTCGACACCGACGTAGTCACCGGGAAACAGATGCAAGACGCCGCGCTCCGGTATGATCAGAACACCGGCGCGCGAGAATGGCAAACCGAGCGGCGGCTGCGGCCCAGTCAGGCCTGTTGTCACACTCCCATTGTGCGTGTCACGCTTGATCGCCGCGGCGATCGTCGCAAAGTCAGCTGGAGCGAAGCCGTAAGTGAATGGCATGGCGGTCAACGTCGAGGTCGCTGCCGTGCCCAAGGTTGCTGTTGCCATGTGACCTCCTTACGAAGCCTGCAGGACGTTGTGGTCGAAGCCTTGCTGGCCGCCGCCAAATGCCGACACGCTCTCGATGCGCATGAAAAAGTTCTGGTTCTCGATCAGCGTGCCGTAGAAAGTTTTCCAACCAACCACGCGCAACTGATTGAGCGGATCACTCTTGTCCGCCTCTTTCAGATAGGTGAACTTGACGTCGTCAAGTTGCACCTGACCATAGGCGCCGCGGCCGATCACGAAGGTCGCGTAGGTCGTGATGCCGTTGGCGGGAGCCGCCGGCGGCTGCCGCAGCGCACCGGTAGCAGCCGCAATCACCACAGAGGCCCCCGGCGCAAGCTGCGTGGCCAGCCCAGCGTAAGCGCCTGTCGTCGGCCCAGCTGACGCAGTGCCGGCAGAAAGCACGCCGAGGCTGGCACCGGCCATGGTCGCAGAGTTGGGCGCAACGTAAACGCTGTAAGTATAACCGGCGACGTTGGGAACGGTAACAGCGATCGAGCTTACGGCGTTGACAGTCGCGGCGAGCGTGACAATCCCATACACCTGACTTTCAAACTGGTTCTGTCCATCAGTGCCGGTGATCTGAACAGAATAGGTGGTCGCGTTGGCGAGCGTGCCGCCGGATGCAACAAGCGCTGTCGTCGAAGCATTGGCGCCGGCAGTAAAACCAGTGAACGACGGCACCATGTTGCTTTCACAGAAGCGGATACCATTGAACTCACCCACCTCGTAATTGTACAAGCGATTTATGTCCGAAAAACTCCACGCAGTTACCACTGTAGAATTTTGTCTCATATCAGCAGCAACAAACGGGTGGATGATCGCAGTGAAATGCGGCATCATGCGCGGGTTGTTTGATGCCTTCGCGCCGCCGGCATCAGCTTCGAGCTTGGCGTCGGTCATCTCGTCGCCGGAGAACCGTGGCGCACCAACATTAAACAGCGCCGAGTAGGCGCGCTGCACCTCGAACGGCGAGAGCACGTCACCGGCGACCAGGGCCGCGCGCGTGGCACGCGAATTGACGAAGTTGAAGGTCGTCCCTCCCAGCAGGGTCTGGAACGTGTTGCGCTCCAGGGTCTCCGCGACCTGCAGACCAACAAGCTCGGTCGCCTTGGTGAACAAGGGGTGATAGATGGTCATCTCGGCGACGTCGGTGATCGTCACCTTGTCGCCCCACTGCAAGGCAGTGACTGACACCTGCTGGATCGACATCGTTTGCCCGATCGGCGGTACGCCTTCCGAGATCGGCGCGATCGGCAGCGGCAGACGAATGTACCGCGTCGCCGTGTACGTGACGCCTCTTCCTTTCGGCAAAGTAAGAGGATCACCGAACTGGTAAGCCACCAGCTGCTTGCGCG